GTGTTGATCGTTATAAGCGCCCTTCTTTTTAAACAGCAGTCAGAAAATAAATCGAAGTTTTTCCCAAAAAGACCACTAACCGAACCTGAACAAATTTTTTATTGGAAACTCAGGAAGGCACTCCCTGAACATGTTGTGCTCGCTCAAGTTTCGTTCAGCCGATTCCTGTACACCAAAGGAGCTACCGCGAAGAATAACTTCTGGCGCTTCGCACAAGGGAGACAAAAAGTCGCTGACTTCGTAATCTGTGACAAAAGCTTTTACATCGTTGCCATTGTGGAACTCGACGACAGCAGCCACAGCACAGATAAAGACAAGATCAGAGACACAATTCTTAAAGAAGCCGGGTTACACATCATCCGATGGAACGTCAAGAACATGCCGAGCGATGAAGATATCCGACGCGGCATGCTAGCTACTACCCGCGCCTAACAAGTTCATCTACCTCATTGAGCACCATAATCGGGACGCCTCCCCTTGTGAAGGCGCACCAATTCTGGCCCGCTCAACATCGAGGTAAACAGATGAACACAACCAGCTACAACAAAGCGCGGAGCCACTATGAAGCTTGCTGCCGCGTGCTAAAGACTCATCTCGAAAGCTGCGGCGTGTGCCGCGTCGCAGCGCCGCTACGTGAAGGCGGCGCTTTCTACTGCGAGATTGGTGCAGCAGCGCTCGACGAAGTATTAAGAGCAGAAACCTTAATCAGAATCGCCGAGCAGGACTGCTGCACCGGCTTTTGCATCGACTGCGATTAATAACTTGCCATCCAAACCACTGGCAAGGCGCCTTGCGCCTCAAAGAGTCTCACCACTCCGCGAGGCGCAAAGGCCCTGACCAGCATCGTCATCGCCCACACCGATGAATCGCTGTAAGGCACGTAGAAACGATGGCCTGCCGGAACAACAATTCCAAGAGAAGCACGATAGCGACGAGCATTCGCCTCCCCGTCTGTCATGCCTTTACCCATGTATTTAGCGAGATAGGCCGCGAGCTTGGCGCGTTGCCAGGCGCCACCACCACCTTTAGGGGAACCTATATGAATACGACCTTCCCCGCCGATGGCTTTCTGCCAGAGGTAACGAACAATCGAGACGTTCAAAAAACCTTTAATTGCCATGTGAAAGTGTATCGCCCCACGAAGCTGGCGCTCAGGAACCACGCAGTAATGGAAGTTAGGTTTGAGCTTACGCAATGAACGAATAAACCGAGAAAAGTCCTTCCAAGCGCCTTCAAGATCAACCTTATTCTCGCTATAAGTCAAGGTCAGCATACGATCAGCATTCATGCCCAAAATCTTGTGGCGCAGGAGACGCTTAGCGCGTCCTACCGAATGAGCAAGGTCTATGTCGGTCATGTCAGACCGCAAACGTGCCCTCACCCGCTTCTCAGCAACCGCGCCCACGTGTTTCTTGCCAGCGTAGGGGGACAAATCGGCCCGGAAACCAATTAGCTCGACCGTACCCTCCCCGAAATCCCGGACCAACACTTCGTAATGGGGAGAACTGGGCCTATCGGGAAGTGCATAGCCTGAGTTAAGTACGTCGAGAAGTGTCCCTGAAACAAGGTTAGGTCCGCCCCCCTCCCCCCCTGCGGGGGGGAGGGGGGACGGACAGCGCGATGTAAACCGTGCGGGGTTGTTCATGGCTTGCTCGAACTCGTGACAACGGGCTTAGTAATCTGGCCCTGATCTACACGATCATGGGGACCGGGCGCGGTCCTGGGAAAGCCACACATGACCACATAAGGGCGCTGGCCGGGCGCTTGAACCACCGCCCGACAAGCATCGAACATAGTTACCCTAGCCCCACTACGCCGCAAATCCTCGGTTGTCACTTGAAGACCCTCGGGAGTTTCAAAGACCATGGCAGAATCCGTACCAACATAGGCACCCCCCACAATAATATAGGGCTTGGCTTGGGGGGATGCTGAGGTAGCGGATGGGTGGGAGATCGTCGAACTGAGCGCAACTGACGCGGGCAATGCTGACGATCGGTGAGCAAAAACCATTGCATACGCAGGCGCAGCAAAAGCCGCGCCCAGAATGAGAAGAACAAAAGGATGGCGTATAAACCATCGACGAGTCGAAGTGAGCGCGTAACGGAATCGAGACATAGCGAGATACCTCCCGCGAGATAGATAAGGGGGCAACTGACAAAAAACATTGTGGGAGTAGGACCGACGAAACACCTGGCGCGTGTCATAAGCGCGATAAAGGTCAGTACCACGATAGAACCAACGATCAACAACAAGAGAATCATGCGCGTCACCGTAACGCACCGTCGCCACATGAACGCGAGGGCCGCGGAAACGCTTGCCCGTCAGCAACGACACCAACCAACCCACGAACGGAACCGAGAGACGATCAAGCCGCCGACAATAGACTACGTGTTCCGCAAAAGCCTCACGGGCTTGTTTGTCGAGGATAGAAATATCCTGGACGATAAAAATAACATCCCATCCGAATTTTCGGGCGTGGGTGAGCCATTCATGGATTTCCTTGCGGCCTGGGTCATTCCAACTACGAGAATTAAACCAAGTACCACACTCATCCAAAACCAAAAGACCATTCTTCGACTCGTCGGCTTTGGTATCGACAACACCCAATAGCTCAAGATCAGCAGCAGCAGGCTTGTCAGGAATACGATATACGAGCGCATCACGGTTGAACGGGCCTAACAGTTCGACAAGATTCAAATCTAGATTGGTAGCGACAGGAAGACCCTTCTGGATGTGCTCACGAATACGTGACACTGAGATAAGCGACTTACCCCCACCGAGCTTTCCGGTAACAACGTATATCGCCATCAGCCCGAGGTCGCCTGTAGCTCTAAAGCACGGACATGATAATCGTAAGCCCACCTGAGCAGGTAGGCGCTCGCAATGAGAGAAAAGTTCACCGTGACCGTACTCGGAACAAAACAAGGAACAAACGAAACCCAACCAGGCGCCGCAAACGACAGACCAGTAAGTAAAGCTTTCATCGCGGCCAACAAAGCAATATTGAGCGTCACGAACACCGCGAGCACCGCCAGCGCAATCGCTACGCGCTTAGCAACATAGGCCGAGAAAAAAGCAACCAGCCCGCCGAACATCGACGACAACCAGGAAATCAGAATAGCCATGATAAAACCCCCTATGCAGTTTTAGGCTTGGCAAGAAGAACGTGCCCGACGGTAAACGCCGTCAGCACATTCACCATCCATTGCACGACCAGCGGAAAAAAATTACCAACCTGCGACAACGGCAGAACAAAAGTTTGGCTAGCAATGGTGAACGAATAATCAGAACAGGACCCGGAGGCAACGAACAAAGGAAGATAATCCGACACCGCCCAAAGACCGGGATTCTCCGGATAAGGGTCTTGGATACTGTCCTGCAAACCCTGCAACCCCCCCAGCTCATTCAACATGCGCGTGTAATCACCGCCAACCTGTGCAACGGTAGGCGTAGATTGGTTTACAAGCCCCTGACAACGTATCGCCTCAAGATCAGCGGCCTGCTGGCATTGAACCGGGTCGCCGGTACATTTAAACGTCGCACAGTTACCCGAGACCGAGCCGGACTGACAGATCGACGCGGTAGGATTATCCACGCAGAATTGCGCCATGCTCGAAGTACCCGTAGACGCTACGGGGCCTGAGCTACCATCCGCCGGCAACGTAGTGGAGCCACCAGGCGCGCCACCCGTACCAGAAGGGGCGGTTGTCGAACCTACAGAAGGGTCTACAGGAGTGGTTGAAAGCGGAGAAGCTACGAGCGTCGCACCGCTAGCGCCACAGGTTTGTCCGGTGGGCGTTAAATCAGTCAAACAATTATTTGTCGCTGCTGAGGTACAGAGCGACACGCCGAAAGCCGTATAGGTACAAGAAGACTCACAAAACAAACCCATTAAATCAGCAGACACTCCCGTAAATGCATAATTCAGCAACGTAGGGTCAGAAATAGAACACGGCGGAGGTGTACCGTAATTATTACAGTCGGGCCACGTTCCACCCGTATCACAGGAGTCATAACTGTACTGGCCTTGAACACAATAATATCCGGTACATGTGCCATCCTTAGCCCAAAGAACAACAGTGCCTGCGGTAAAATCGGGAGCAGGATTTGAACCAATAGGCGCGCAATACTGTTGACCAACTGCCGGCTGAACCAAGCCAACACAGGTCAGCGGAACATTGGTGTTACAACTGGCAAGGCAGGAATCGACCGCAGAAGTAAACGTAAAAGCGTTAGCCTCGTGAGCAAACCAAAAGAGCAAACAGGCGAATAGAATTTTTAGAAGTTTCATGTTACCTCCAAATAAAAAGCCCCTCACCAACTACGTCCGTGTAGCCAATGAGGGGCCTACGCTTAAGCTCCGTTAGAGCTTGTTCGCGCCCTTCTTCACCAGCTTGATCGTCACGAACAGCACGAGCACCGACGCGACGATGGGCCAAACGGCAGCAGAAACATCCGTCACCGTAGTAGACAACGACGTAAACGCAGCGGTCGCCTCGGTCGGCAGCGCAGCAAACGCGCTACCCGAGCCAGCCAGTGCACCGACAGCAACAACGTACTTCAACAGCTTGTTACGAATTTTCACTTGTGGTCCCTCACAGTTGTTCGAAAGCTTTTTTAACCAACCAAACGGTATACCCCGCAGCGTAACCAAGACAAAAGCTCCCGATTAAAAACCCGATTGCCGTTGCGAGTTCAGGTGAAGAAAAAATCATCGCTGTTGCCCCCCCACAAAACCAAGACCAAAAGCAACAACCAGACCAACAATAAAAATAACTAACCAAATATCCTTATTCATGTAATCGAAGTAGTGATTCTGGCCACCCATATAACCGTCAGGACAGTACCAATAGTTATACCGATAAACAGAATTAGCATTTGCGGGCACAGTATCAGGCGTAAACAAAAAAGCAGCAGAAGTCAAAAAACAACTATGCCCATCAACAGAATTACCCAGCGCATTCACTAAATAACCATTAAAAATAAAATAAGGCGAAAAGGAAAATTGTCTAAAGTCAGTCGCCATAGCCTCCGAAGCTAAAACAGACGACGAATAAAACTTCTCAGACGAGAACGAATCAACCGCATGACCACCCACGCACCACGACGCGAAGAAAACAAACACAAGAGCTACAACGAAACGTGGCGCGTGAGTGGAAAGATTCAT